GCAAACTTTAAAAGATTACGATATGGTAAGTTAATGTGTATTTGTGACGCTGACCCTGACGGAACTCATATTACTGGACTGTTGTATAATTTTTTCCATACTCTCTTTCCTACTTTATTAAAGGTTGATGGTTTCTTTAATTTTATGAGAGTTCCAATCGTAAAGATTAAGAAAAATAAAAAAGTTATTAACTTTTTTAATCAATATCAAGCCAATCAATATATTACTCAAAACAATATCAAAAAAGAACACGTCAATTACTTTAAGGGATTAGGAACGTCTGAGTCAGCTGATGTTAAGGAAGATTTTGGTAGAAGAGTTGTTACATTAAAAGAAGATGAAAAAACTACCGATATTATGAATAATATTTTCTCAAAAGAAAATACTGATTTTAGAAAAGAATGGTTGAAGACTTATGACCCTGCTAAACCATTTGCTGATATTGATGATTATAAAGTTGAAGAACTTTCTGTTGATGAGTTTATTAATAATGAACTTATTAACTTTAGTATTGAAGATTGTAAAAGAAGTATTCCTTCTATGATTGACGGCTTTAAAGAAAGTATTAGAAAAGTAATATACACTATATTTAAGAAAAATATTAAATATGAAGATACAAAAATTAAGGTTGCACAATTTGCCGCAATTGTTGCTCAATTAACTAATTATCATCACGGAGAAGATAATTTATCTGATACTATTACAAGACTTGCTCAACGTTTTGTTGGTGCTAATAATATTCCATTATTATTTAATGCAGGTCAATTTGGAACTCGTTTAGAAATGGGTAAAGACGCATCCAGTCCAAGATATATTTTTACAAAAATGGATCAACTTACCAGATTAATTTTCAGAGAAGAAGATGATGAGTTTTTAATAAATGCTGAAGATGATGGTGATATAGTTGAAAAGAAAAATTATATTCCTATTGTTCCTATGATTTTAGTTAATGGTATTAGTGCGGGTATTGGAACTGGTTGGAGTTGTAGTATTCCTTCCTATAATATTATAGAACTTATTAATATATTAAAACAATTATTAGAAAATAATCAAGCTAACTTTGAGATTAAACCTTATTATAGAAATTTCCAAGGAACTGTAGAAGTTGAAGGTTCAAAAGTTATTACTAAAGGTGTATATGAAGTAGTTGATGAAAAGAAACGTAAGTATAAGATTACTGAAATACCTTTAGGAAAGAAAAATATTAGTATTTCAAAATATAAGACAATATTAGAAGACCTTCAAGAAGGCGGTAAGATAAAAGATATCATTAATCATTGTGATAGTGAGATAGTAAATTTTACAGTAACTGCATCAGAAGATTTTGAAGTAAATCACGATAGTTTAGGATTGGTTGATACAAATTATTTAAATAATATGGTGATGTTTGATAAAGATGATAAGATTAAAAAATATGAAAATATAGAAGAAATTATAAGAGAATATTATAGTATTAGATATGATTTTTATAAAGTAAGAAAAGACGGGCTTATTAAGAATATGGAAAAAGAATTATTATTTTTAAGAAATAAAATTAACTTTTTAGAATGTGTGCTAAACAATAAAATAACATTAAAAGATAAGTCAATGCAAAGTTTAGAAGAAGAATTATTAAAGAGAAAGTTTGATAAGATCGATGATAGCTATGAATATTTATTAAGTATTCAAGTGAGACATATGACTGGAGAAAAGTTAGCAGAAATAAAAGAAAAAGAAAAGAAATTGAATAAAGCTTATGATGAATATAAGAAGAAAAAGATTGAAACAATTTGGATAGAAGAGTTGGATGAATTATTAGAAAAGTATGTAAAGTGGGAGAAAGAGAATACAGTTTCTAAAACTGATAGACAAGAGCAAAAGAAAAAGTAAAAAAATATTAAAAGTTAAATTTAAAAATAATGTTATGTTATAAATAAATAATGTTTTCAAGTAAAGTTAGTAATAATTATTGGTTAGACCAATTAAAAAATTTAACGATATTACAATCAGTAAAAAAATTTGATAAATCTATAAAGCAAAGACAGCAATTACAAACATATAACTGTAAAAGTTAAATATATTTGATAAAAAAAATTGTTAAATAATTTTATTTCTTTTTTAATAAATAAAATTATAAATGGACCATTATCAATATTTTATAAGAGATAGACGTAACTTTAGAAATAGCAGATATGAAATAGAAGCAGCTCAATGTCCTCCTGTTCCAACTTTACCTTTAGCAGGAGTTGCAACTGAAGCTAATAAAATTTTAGAGGCAGCTGGAGCTCAAGCGTGTAGAACCGATGCTTCAATTCAACAATTTGAAGCACAATTTAAAGTTCAATCTTTATTAGGAGGTGCTGCTGGTGGTGTTAAAGCATCTAATTCAAATACTTCAGCTATTGGATGTGAACAACTTACAGTTATTGCTAATAAATATAATAAGACAGTTCAAAATGTTGCGTGTATGTTAAAGACATCTAAAAATGTTACAAGAACTACTGCAAGCGGTATTAATAGTATTGTTTTTGAATCAACTAACGGAGATATTGATATTGATTGCGGTGATGGTGGATTAGAATTTGCGCAAAAAATGAAATTAGATATTATTAGTAAGATTAATTTATCAAGTGAAGAAGTTACAACAATTGCAAATGAAGTAAATGATATTGTTAAAAATGTTGCTGAAGCTGTTCAAGAAAATAAAACTGGAATAGGAGCAACTCCACAAGGTCAAAAAGTTATCAATGATACTCTTACAAATATTAATACTATTGATCAAAAGAATAAGATTGATGAACAAATTAAAGAACTTAATACATCTGTATCAGGAACTAATTCAGTTCTCATTAAAGCAAAAGGAAATATTAAAATTAGAGGTAAACAATGTAAAGTTTCTCAAGATATGGTTATTCAAATGGTTGCTGACCAACTTGTTAATGATGCTGTAACTAATTCTCTTTCTGCTTTAAGTGAAACTGTTGTTGAAAATGAAGCTAAAGTAGCACAAAAAGCTGAGAGTAAAGGAGCTGAAGAATTAGCATTAAAACTTCCTGATGTAGATGGACCTGGTGTATTTGCTTATATTATGATTATTATAATTGCTATAGTACTTATTATTGCACTTTATTTCTTAGGTTCAAAGCTTGGTGCTAAAGCAATTGATAAGATGCCAGCGCAAAGATATTATCGTAGAAAATAAAAATATTTTTTTTTAAATATTCTTTATATTTAAAAAAAGAGCATGTTATCTTATGATTTTATTATAAATACTTTTAAAAAACGAGGAGCAAATAAATATATTGTCATTAAAAAATTTTCTCCTGAGGACTCTAATCTAATTTCAGATGCTTTGATTGATTCTAAATCATCTGTTTATTTTTCTGACAGCGGTTCTATTGATATTGTTACTGAAACCACAGAAAAAACATTTGGAAATTCTTTAACGGGATATAAAGAAACAAATTCAACTAACATTGAACTTAAAATTAAAACAATACCATCTACACAAAAATATGTTTTCAGTAGATTATTAGGTCTTTATGTATTACATATAGCATCTCCTAGAGAAGTTACTTTAAGATATAATCCAGTACCAAGGCCAGAAATTATTAATTTATACAAACAAAGTGCTGCTAATGCAACTGTAGCAAAAGGTTTAATTATGAATGCTTGTATTGATTCAAATGGTTTAGATCCTGTTTGTTCTTGTATTAATAGAGACGAAGATGATACTGGAATGGATACTGAATTTTGCATGAATGATTTATTCGGAACTCCTACAGTCAGAAGGGCTATTAAAAAAGCCGATAGAAAAGCATACGATACTATATCAGGGGTATGTTTTTGTACTAATTCTAAATGTCAACCAAATCACCCTGTAGTTGAATATATTATTAAAAAAGAAAAAGGAGAATGTCCTAAAAATTTAGTTGTTACGTTATGTAATAGTACTATCAACGCCGGAAGAGACCTTAAAGCTCAAGACATTAATCTTCAACAAAACTGTGGTTCGTCTCAAACTACTCAAACAGCACCTGAACCATCTCCATCTCCATCTCCATCTCCATCTCCATCTCCATCTCCATCTCCATCTCCATCTCCATCTCAGCCAGTTACTGGTTCTACATATACTTCAGACGTTCCACCAAGCTCAACGACAACTACTACAAAACCTAAAACTACAAGTCCTACAAAAGTTACTCAGATTCAAGCACCGCCAAAACAAAAAGATAATACTATGTATATTATTATTGCAATTGCTTTAATAATAGTTATTATAGTTGCTTATCTTATGTTAAAATCTCCATCTCAAAGATTTTATAAAAGACATTTTTAATTTTATTTTATTTTATTTTATTTTTAATAAAATAAATGTGTGTTGCTTTATTAATTATTATTGTAATTATGATAATCTGTTTCTTAAGAAACTCCAAAGAAGATTTTAGATTTAACATATCATCAGCTTCAAGTATGGTTTTAACTGACTCTGATGGAAATTTATCAAGTATTCCTTTTCCAAAAGGTATCGTTGTCATTTGGAGTGGAAATTTAGCTGATATTCCAAAAGGTTGGGCTTTATGCGATGGAACTCAAGGAACTCCTGATTTAAGAGGACGTTTTGTTTTAGGTGTTAATCCATCTGATAATAAAAATGATTTAACTGCAAGACCAATGAAAACAACTGGAGGCGCAGAAACTCATACTTTGACAGTTGAAGAAATGCCTTCACATGTTCATAAAATATTACAAGAAACAAACAATTCTTGTAATTGCGGTGGTGGTGGTTGTGCATGTGGTGGATTAGGATATGTAGCTGATAGTAAAGAAGCTGGAAGTAATAAACCACATAACAATATGCCTCCATATTTTTCTTTAGCATATATTATGAAACTTTAAAAAATATTTTAATTTTATCTTTAATAAAAATTAAAATATGGAAACTAAAGAAATTATTCAAATTGCATTAATTGCGTTAGTAGTATATATTATTATGACTTGCATTTCACGCGTAAAAGAAGGATTTAATAGATATGCTTCTTTATCTGGTGCTAATAATTTAGTTTTAACAGATGCTGATGGAAATCTTTCAAGTATTCAATTTCCAAAAGGTATGATTATGCTTTGGAAAGGTTCTGTAAATAATGTTCCAGAAGGTTGGGCATTATGTGATGGAACAAAAGATACTCCAGATTTAAGAGGAAGATTTGTGTTAGGAGCTAATCCAACCGATTGGCCAACAACAAAAGATGCATCTTTAAGTGTAAATCAAATGGACCAAAAAGGAGGGGCAGAAAAACACACTTTAATTATAGACGAAATGCCTAGACATAATCATAATATTATAAGTAACGCAGATGACGATGGTTATTGTAAAGGAACTGCTTGCGGGTTTAAAGGATCAGATAGACGGGTAAATGACAATCCTGCAAATATGAGTATTTCTAATGGATTGATCGTAATGGAACTAAAAGGAGGTTCAATTCCTCCTTCAGGAACTCCAGATGTAGATGGTCCAGGCAAACCACATAATAATATGCCACCTTATTATGTTCTTGCTTATATTATGAAAATGTAATTTTTATTTTTAATAATTAAAATAAAAATTAATAAATTACTTTCCGGTGCTTCCAAAACCTCCTGTTCCTCTATTTGAAGAAGGTAATTCATCAACTAATTCAACCTTAATTCCCTCCAAAGATGGATGAACGATTTGAAATAATCTATCTCCTTGTTTAATTTGATAATATTCTAATTCTTCGTCTTCGACTAATGTATCAATATTATCAACACATGCCATAATATTACCTCTATAACCGCTATCAATAATACCAATGCTATTAGCAAGACGTAATGGAGTTTTAACAATACTACTTCTAGGAAGTAACATATAACTAAAGTCAATGACATCACTAAATACATCAACCATTTGACATCTAATTTCAAAGTCAATTTTAACAGATTGGTCTTGATTAACAATTCTTATATCTTTAGGACAGTATAAGTCTACACCTGCGTCTCCATAAACATTAACTCGTTCTCTATACTTATTTCTTAAAAACTCATTATCAGTTTGAATCTTGAGGATGTATTTAGCAGACATTTTATATATAATTATATATTAGTCTTTAAATCTGTTTGCTAAATATCATGAGGTGATTATAAATATCAGAAGAAATGAAAGTATCAAATTCTTTTATAAGATAATCTGTGCTTTCTCTTTTGAACTTTAACTTATTTTCTTTTTCAAGTTTATTTAAAAGTTCTTCCGTTTGTTGTTGTTGTTCTTTTGATTTATCTGATCTTAATAAATCGGTATGATATTGTGAAATTAAATTACTGATATTTCTAACAAGCATTTCAAGACCAGTTTTAGAAACAAAAAAATCATGATTGTATAAAGCTCCAGATACAACGTCGTTAATAACTGTATATTGAGGAGTGTTTTTACTAACACGAATATTTAATTTATCATTATAAAAAGAAGAGAAACTATAAAATAATATTTTGTTAGCGGTTTGAATGTCAATTTCATCAATAGTATCTTTTTCAAGCCAGTCAGTAAGTCCGCATAACATCCAAATATAAGTTTGTAAGATGGTGTTATAAACAGAGTTATTAAATTTATAATCAATAGGGACAAAGACGTTATCACCTTGACGATGAGTCCAGTTTTCAATATTACTTTGAATTTGTTCTAAAGAATCATCTTTGTCGGATATAAATTGATTAAAAACAAAATTTAAGTAATGTTGAATCTCATTAAAAGCACCATTAGTAATAATTTCGATGTCATTGTTATAAATAGATTTTAACATTTTTTGTGTGTCTTTTGAAAGTTTTTCAGCAAATTTAATTTCTGCTTCATTTTTATTATCAAATAATCTAATATTAAACTCAGAAGGTTTAATAGAGTCAGCAGAAACATAAACCATATCAACTCCTATAATATTACGAATAACATATTTAACCATAGTGTCTGTTAGCTTTGGTTTACCTATCAAATTTGCATCAATACTTTCATCAGATACGGTGATATAACCGTCGCGAGGAATAGTGATATAGCTAAAGAAAGTTGCAAGAACATAAATTAAAAATTCATATTCTTGAAGTAATGAGACTATAAGTAAGTCTTGAATTTTTGTCTTATTTTGTAATTGTATATTATCCATTTTATTTATTAATTAATAAAAAAAAGAATTATAAGTTTAAATTTTCTTAAAATTAATATAAAATGAACAATTTATATCATTTAACAGGCGAAGACTTTTTTCTTGAACAAGGTTCTGATGGAAAGAAACTTTTATGTATTGACGCAAAAGGACTTGTATTAGTTTGTTTCCACGTCAATGGAGACAGATGTGCTCATTGTGAAGACGCAATTCCTGAATTTAAGCGTCTTCCTCAACGTATTGGAAATTGTAAATTTGCTTTAGCAAATCTTAGTGCAAATCCTGATCTTATTAAAATGAGTAAAATGAGCAAAGCACCTATTGAATATGTTCCTTTTATTATTTTATATGTTAACGGTAGACCATTCTTAAAATATAATGGAGAAAGAACTACTCAAGATATGGCTGAGTTTGTTCAAGAAGTTGTTCAAAAGTTACAAACTAAGCAACAATTTATTGAACAAAAGAATTTTAAAATTGAAAGTGATATTCCTGCTTATAGTATAGGATTACCTTATAATATTGAATGTGATAAAGATAAAGGTGTTTGTTATTTATCTTATGAAAGTGCTTATCAAGTAAAAGATAAAGGTCAACAACAACAAAGACCACAGCAACAATATCCTCCAAGTTATCCACAGCAACCACAACAATACGGCGGAGGTTATCCTCAACAACAACAACATCCAGGAATGCATGGAGGTTATCCACAGCAAGGAGGAAATGGTCAACAAAGAGGTGTGCCAAGTTATTTGTAAAGAAAAATATTAATATATTTATTTAAAGTTATTATTAAATAAATATAAAATGGAACAAACTTCTTCGTCATTTGCTTTATTTGATTTATTAGCTAAAAGATGTAATCAAGGTCCGCCTGATATTACTGTTGAAGAATGTAAAGAATTAATTGAAAATGTAAAAAAGCTTGATAAACAAGGATTTGAATATTTATTTATTTTAATTAAGACTTATTCAAGTATAGAAAAACAAGAAGACGAGATCCCATATAATGGCCAAAAAATAAATGAAAATAAGAGTGATGATAGAGTATGTGATATAAAGTTTGATATTAGAAAGTTTAGTCCTATGTTACGAAAAATTCTTTTAGAATTTTCAAGATTACATTTAGATAAGATGACAGACGAAAGGAAACGTCTTAATTAATTTAAATTTTTGTAATATAATTATTTTATATCACAAAATGATTTTTTTTATAAATTTATACTTTCTAAATATATTATTAAACGATGTCATATAGTTTATTATTTACAAGAGAACAAGTAGATAAGATAAAGAAACTTATCTACAAAACAGGGTCTGTAACCCCTGAAATTGAATTTAGACTAGGTTATATTACTGAACGTGGTAATTTTTCTAGTGATAATGGAGAAAATTATTTTCAAACTTTTATTGACAAATTATATTCAAATAAAGCATATAATACAGTTTCTATTCATAAAGATATAGTATACAATAAAGGTGAATTAAGAAAAATAGTTTCTACTACAACTACATATGAAGAAAAAATAAAATCTAACTATGATATTACTGTGGTAAATGATTTTGTATCTAACGAAAATGCTACTATTCGTTTTTCTCATGCATTTGAAACACCTAAAGATAAATCTGAGTATGATTCTTCTACAAAATCTTTTCTTGAAAGAAAAAGAGAACGTACTTCTTTTGTCTTTAATAAATTTAATCTAGACTGTACTAAAGTCACCCAAACAAATAAAAATTATACAGAATATGAAATTGAAGCTGAACTTCATCAAAACTTTGTAGAAGAACTTTTAAGTAAAGGAGTTAAAGATTCTTTTAAAGATTTAGTAACCGTTATTAAACAAATTTTTGGAATATTTTTTGATAATGTTCACAGTCTTTACTCTGTCGATGTTTATGGAGGTGTAAAACCTTTAATAACTAATTTATATCGTAATATAGAAAAAGCTGTAAGGCCAAAAAATATTTATATAGAAGAAGCACAGACTGGGCTCAAAAATTATACTATTACAAATAAACTTGATGGTGTAGGATATCAATTTTTTATATTAGAAGAAGTAACTGATGGAAAAAAATATTATTCATTTTTTTTAAAGAATAAAGTAGAAGTTTGGAAGATTGGTCATGTCTTGGAAGAAACAAAAAATTTATCATCAATTTCTAATATTATTTTTGATGTCGAGTTTTTTAAATATGGTCTTTATGTCTTTGATGTCGTTGTTTCAAAAGACCCTACTCATAAATATACAAATAAAAATTTAGCAGAAAGATTAGAAGGTGCTCAACGTATGATTGATATGATTAGTCCAATAATACAAAAAGATGCTTTCTTAAAACAATTTAAATTTTATGTAAAGACATTTTATAATACAGGAGTATTTTCAAATGATATTAAACTTTTATTTCAAGATGTAACAAAGACATACGGAAGTCAAATTGTTGAAAATAATGATGGTATTATTTTTCAAAACATAGGTCCTTATAATCCAAAAGACCCTATTTATAAGTGGAAATTTTACTCGAAAATTACTATTGATTTTTTATTTGAATATAAATCATCAACTCTACAAAATACAACATATAAATTAAAAGTAGTTGGTCCTAAAGAACAATTTTTAACTTTTAAAGATCCTGAAACAAAAAATGATATTGAAATTACAGTGGACAATGATAAGTTATTTAATAATATTAAAGGTTCTAATTTAGATGGGTATGTAATAGAAGTTGGAAAAGATAATAATGGACTTTTAATACATCGTATTCGTTTTGATAAAAATCCAACTGATGCAAACTTTATAACTGTAGCTAATGCAACTTGGAAAGATATTATAAACGAACTTACTTTAGGAACAGTTATAAGAGAGATTGATAATGCCAGAGAACAAAAGGTAGAAAAAGATAATGAAGAAACTTCTGAGATTATATTTGATGATAAAAATACTCCAACAGAATATTTTCCATCTATTATTCCAAATCCATTTCGTTTTTCAAATGTCAGTGTATCTAACACTGTAAACGTAGACCAAGCTGAAAAAACATACGAAGTTATGAAATTATTTTATAAAGACACAGACTTAAAACAAATGAGTATTTTAGATTTAAGTTCTTGTATTGGAGGCAACACTTGGAAGTTTATTGATAAATTTTTAATTACTTACGCAAATGAACTTAGCCCTCTTCAATTTAAATTATTAAGAAACAATATGTTTGCTATCTCTAGCTATAATATTTACTTTTTAAATATGAATCCTGTTGATGTTATGAAAAAACTTATTGTTGATGTTGTATTTACCAACCCTCCTTGGAGTGGAGTAGATTATAAAACAAATCCAAAAGTAGGTTATTACAAAGATGATAAATTTTATGATATAGTTGATTTACTTGTAGAGCAAGAAGATTTTGTGAGAAGTTTAATAGTTTTAAGAGTTCCTCATAAATATGAATATAAAACTCCAAATTTTAAAAGATTTAAATATACTTATAGATTTACCTTTGTTGATGTTCGTAATAATAGTCCAGTTTATGATATTATCGTCTTTTCTGTAAGAGACATTAATAAAAACGAACCAAGTATTTGGCATCAACAACGATTAAAATGGGATGAAACTAATGTCAATATTTTCAGGGTACCTTATAATACTTTTAAATATAAACAAATTTCAAAGAAGAAAGAAGAAAAACTTGACAAAGAATTAGAAGTACAAGAAACTTATGCTAGAAAAGTTAGAGGAGAGTTTATTATTACAGAGTTAGAAAAACCAGAAGATGAAAGTGTAAATCAAGGAGTTATGTTGGATAATTCAGAAGCTACACTTTTAAAGAATTTTATATTTTTTAATTGTATTGCATATGGAAATAAACAAGAATATTTTAATTTAGACAATGAAAGTAATGTAATTATTATAGGAGATACTTTAGGAACAATTTCTATTGTCTTTTCACCTATTTTTAAACAAATAGATACTAAAGTAGACAGTAAACAATCATTAGAAAAAACAAAAAATATATTAGAACAAAATAATATTACAAATGTAAACGCTACGTTGACAGTAGATTCTGCTGATATTATTTTTATTGATTTATTAACAAGTAAAGTTGCTGAAAATAAAATATTATCTTATGCAAATAGGTGTAAATTATTAGTAATAAGATTTAATTCAAGTACTTCTAAAAAGAGATTTGAAGAGTTATTTGGAGATGTAGAATATATGATAAGCGAAATAATTAATAATTTTCGTTTTGTAGCAATTTTCCCTACATCTCCTTATGAAATTTCTCAAGAAGTAACTATATTAAGAAATTGTATGGAAATTTTTAGAAAAGAATATAACAACTATAAGAGAACTTTAATTACTAAATATTGTAATAAAAAGACTATATTAGATATTGGATTTGGACGTGGAGGTGATATTAATAAATATGTTAAAGCAAATATTAAAAAAATATTTGGAATTGAACCTAACCAAGAATTTATTACATCATTTAATGAAAGAGCTTCTGATAAAGTAAAAGATTTAATTGATAAACAAATATTTATATTAAAAACAGGAGGTCAAGACACTGATAATATTTTAAATTTTATTTCAGAACATAATAATGAAAAAACTAAAGTAGATGTTGTTACGATGATGTTTTCATTGTCATTCTTTTATCGTTCAAAAGAAGATTTATCAGCATTAGCAAAAACAATTGGAAAGTCGTTGAAAGATGATGGAGTATTTATAGGTGGATTTATGGATGGACGAAAATTAGAAGATTTATTAGTGTTTGGAAATAATATAATTACGCCTTGTTATGAAATAAAAAATATAGATGTAACACTTGATAAAAAGTTTGGTCAAAAGATTATTTTTAATATGAGAGATAGTCAGACTGCAACGACTCAAGAAGAATATTTAATTTATTTAGAAGAGTTAGAAAAAGAGTTAGCTGTGTATGATATTTATTTAGAAAAATATATAACATCTCCAGAAGTTATTGATTATTCATTGCTTACACAAGATGAAAGTTATTTAGCTAATTTTTATTCTTTCTTTGTATTTAAAAAGAGATATGATAATATCGTAGAATATCCCACATTATCACCTTTAATATTGAATGGAGAAAATTTAATAAGACTTCCATCAAACCCTGATGGTAATTGTTATTTTAATTCTGTATTAATAGCATTAAATCAGACATTAGCAACAACTGATAATGTAATTAATTTAAGGAAACATTTAGCAGCAAATTATACTGTTGAAGAATATGAAAAACATTTTATAAGTTTAATTAAATTACAAGGAAAATTAATGGAAGTGTTAAGTCTTGATAATGAATGTTCTAATAGTTTATTTAAAGGGTGGGAGAAAGATAAGAAGACAGACTTTTTAAATTATGTCATTAGAACATATAATCCATCAAAGTTTGAAGGATATATGGAAACAATAGAAGAAGTATTTGTAAAAGCAGGATTAGACAGAGAGTTATCAAGAGAGATTATAAGGGGATGTCATTATAATAGTTATTTGAGTAATTTAAATAATTTAGAGAGTGAAAGTAAATGGCCATTTGAAGAGTTTTATAAGTATGTAGCGGAGCAGTTAAATATAAATGTTTATTTTATAACAAATCGTGTAAAGAAATTAGTAACATATGGAACAACAGATGTAAAAGATAATGGAAAGATTAATATAATATTAATAAATAACGATAATATGCATTTTGAGCCTTTAGCAAAGTATATAGATAATAAATATATAACAACATTTACAGTTGATGAAGTAAAAAGTTTTTTATAAATATTATCTTTCTAAATAGTAAAAATGCAATTATTACACTTGATATTACTTTTATTAGTTATTGTTTATTTTATGAATAGACAACAAACTGTTACTAAATGTAGAGTTATGCAAACTAAATATGGTTTAGCTAAAGTTTGTGTTACCAGTCGTGAGAGATTTGATATTCCAATGAAACCAACTTCTTTATGTGAAGCTAGATGTGCAACTGATTACGATCATGCTCAATTATTACAACATGGAATATTAGCAGAAAGTTGCATAATGAAATGTCATAATCTTTTATAATTTTTTTTAATCTCATCTTAATATATAATATTAAAATGAGCGATACTACAAAATCACCGTCAGTTACTATTGATATAGGAAGTCCTAATCAAAATAACAATAATACAATTGAACAAAAAGTTAAATTATCTTGGAATGATCAAACAGAGACATTATTAAGGTCATGGGGAGATATTTCTTCTTGTTACAATTGGATGCATGACAAGAGTTTTAGAAAATATCAAAAGAAAAATTTTAAATTCTCTCTTCCTGTTATCATTCTTTCTACTTTAACTGGAACGTTAAATTTAGCTTTACAAGGTTATGTTCCTGCTCAATACATGACATATGCGCAAGCAGGAATAGGAGGTGTAAATATTTTTACAGGTATTTTAACTACTCTTCAAAATTATTTTCGTTATGCTGAAAATAGTGAATCTCATAGAAATGCAAGTGTAGGATGGGGTAAACTTCAACGAAATATATCAATTGAATTAACATATGATCGTTTATCAAGAAAAGATGCAGATTCATTTATTAAAGTATGTAGAATGGAATATGATCGTTTACTTGAACAAAGTCCTATAATTCTTACTGAAATTATTAATTTATTTAAAAAGAAATATTCAGAACAACGTAAGAATAAAAAAGAGAAAAAAAAACCAATGAGTAATTTAAACTCATCAACTAGGGGTAATGATTCTATCATTGATATAGATGACGAGGATAACGATAATGATAAATTAATATTACCAGATGTTTGTGGAGAACTTACACATACTGGTGTTTATAAAGAATCATTAAATGAATGTACCAGATTAGATAGATTATTAGATGTAAAAGAAAATGAAGAAAGTAAGTTAATTCCAGAAATTAAAGATGTATTATTAGATAGATTAAATATGTTAGAACAAAGATTATCTATAGCACAAACTCCAAGAGCTGAACTTAAATCATTATCAGAATATTCTGCAGAAGAGTTAGAGATTGCGTTAGAACGAAAAAATACAACATATAGAACAAAAGCTTTATCATTAGATTCAGAACAAGCAATACAAAAAACAATACAAAAACATATAGAGCCAATTAATTTAAATATCCGTAGAATGAGTGACCAGTTACAAAAACCAGCTATATCACGTGTTAATACGAGTTATATGGCTGATATAGCTATTAATCAAAATAAAGATAGAGACTTCTCTTTCAAGGATTTAATGAATAAATTTCAAAAGGATAGAGTGACTGGTATAAATATAGATAAAAAAGAAGAAATAAAAGAAATAAAAGAAATAAAAGAAAATAAAAATCTTGAGAAAATAATTTTACAAGAAAATAATTTACAAGAAACTAAAAATATAATTAATCTAATTGATAAAAATCAAAATATAAATGATGTTATAGCAGATGTCAATACAAATATAGAAAATTCTGATAAAGTATTAAACGATGGGTTTAATAAAGTTAAAAATAGTATATCTATTGAATTATTAAAAAATAGTATAGAACAATCAAAAGTAGACAAACTGGTCGTTGAAGAAGTAAAAAATGAAAATATTGAAATAGTTTCTAAAGATTTAAACGTCGGGTTAAAAAATCTTACAAATGAGATAGAATTAGTTATATTAGATAACTCTAATAAAGAAAGTAAACAGGTAACCGAACTTGCACCGGTAGTTGAAAATATAATTCTTCCACAAAATATTGATATATCAATAAAACCAAAACCTAAAAAGAATCATGTAGAAATCAATAGAGGAAATGTGATAGGAAAGAATCAATATAAATTAAATAGTTTTTTCCAGACAGATAATATTAAAGTTGAAGATGAGAAAGAAGAGAGTATAATAATCCAAGAAGATTCTACAAGTAGTGAGACCAGTACGTTTGAACTTTCAGTTAACGAGAATGGAGAAGAGAGTATTAAATTAAATTTTGTAGATACGGATGATGAAGAAGATAAAAAATGATTTTTTGAATATCTTTTAAATTAAATTTAAATTTAAAAGAATAATAATCAAATATATACTTAAAGGAAATGTCAATAGCATATTTTGATAATAGAAGTCCTGATACGACCAAGTTAGATGTTAAACAAAAGTCTATTGAATATTCTAAATTAGTTATAAAACAGGATGGTTCAATTGTTAATTTTAATGAAGTTATGACAACAACTAGAACGGTTATTGCTATAACTAATTTGTCAATTAATATTGAAAATTTTTTTAAATATATGCCAATTACAAATTATACTCCTATTATTGCTAAACGAGGTAGAAAACCTCGTGTAGTAGTTCGTCAAACTATAGAGAAACTTCCAGTAGGAAGTATTGTGACATTAAAATATGGAAAATTGATAAGAGGAGTAGAATTAAAAAAGAAAAAAGCAAAAAAATCGAATAATTCAAATGAAAATCAAAAAGAAAATGGAAAGAAAAGTGAAGATTATTTTAGACATAGTGTTTCTTGTGTTATTATGGCTGAAGATAATAAACCATTAAATATTAAAGTTCCTTCTAATGGAAAGCTTCAAATGACAGGATGTAAAACGGACGAACATTCAATGTTAGCGGTCTCTCAATTATGTAAAATTATGACAGAAGTTGAAAAATGGACTGGAGAAAAATTATACGAAGTGAATGGAGACAAAGTTAATGCAATTTTTAATGTAGTTATGCAGAATAAAGATTTTCAGTTGGGTTTTAAGATCAATCGTCAAAATCTTGATACGTTTATAAATAAGAAGACAAATTTTCATGCGATATTTGAAGCAAGTACTGCAACAGGTATTAATATTAAACTTGTATATGAAAATAATAATAAAAGAAAATTATTAAAGATGGAATATGATGTTAAAAAAGATGAACAAAAATTATTTGAAATATGTTATGACGAATATTTTCAAGTATTAAATGACAAAGATAAAGAAGCAGAAATGGAAACTAAATATGTAACCTTTTTTGTATTTTCAAGTGGGCATATTATCATGTCATCTCGTCCATATAATATGGAAAAATATTTTTATGATGTTATTAAAATTTTAATAAAAAATCAAGCAGAATTTGAAGAGAAAGCAGATGTTAGAAAAGTTACAAAATCAAAGAAAACAAAACGTTCAAAAATTGAGATAGAAGATGATTAAGGTTGATGGATAATATCTTTAGATTTTACTAAAGAAGGACTTTTTGGAAAAATAGTACTACAAGGGTAGTAGTAAGAATACTCATAAGGTTCCTCTGGTTTTTTTTCTTTTACAATATTACTTTTAATAGGATAATAACCAGCGACATTTGCACGAATTCTTGCTTTATCGGAGAAGGGGTCTTGTCTCCACCAATTACGAAATGGAAATTCATCTTCATAACGTTGATAGGTAAAAGTTCCATTCATATAACTTTCTTTTAGAGTTTGAAATGACATCTTAATTTTCTTATTAAAAGTTAATAAGAAAATAATTTTTTAATTTATAAAATGACTTTTGTTCAAATTTAATAAAGGTTAATTATATAAAAATGTCAGAAGGATTACAACCAGGTTTTGTATTAAACACAGAACAACAAATTGAACAAGCTTTTCAAGAAGGCAAAAATATTTATATTTCTGGTGTAGGAGGAACCGGTAAATCTTATTTTATTAAAAATTTAAATGAAAAATATGAAAAAGGAGTGTTAACATCTACCACAGGAATTTCAGCTTTTAATATTGGAGGAAGAACTTTACATAGTTGGGCTGGAGTTGTTTTACCAAATAACGAAGATGACCCAGAAAAGATCTTTAAAAGATGTATATTTAAAATTAAGAAAGATGTTAGAATATTAAAACGATGGAAATTTACTAAATGTCTTTTTATTGATGAAGTATCAATGTTAGGCGGAACTTATTTAACTCTTTTAGATGCTATTGCAAAAGTGGTTAGAAAGTCAGATAAACCATTTGGTGGAATTCAAATTGTATGTACTGGAGATTTTTTACAACTTCCACCAGTAAAAGATGTTTATCCATTTGAAGTTAACATTTGGTCGGACCTTAATTTTACTACTTTTAATTTAACTAAATGTCATAGATTTAATGATAATGTTTATATGGAACTATTGAAAAGAGCAAGAATAGGTAAATTTACAAAAGAAGATATTGAAATTCTTCAAAAAAGAGTTGGATTAGAAATTGGAGAAATCATCCCTACTATCCTCCTTTCAAAAAATGCAGATGTTTATGAAAAAAATAGAAAAGAACTTGACAAACTTCCAGGTGAAACAAATATTATTACCGCCGTAGATGAAGTTTTAGATCAACAAGGTAAAAAGATTGGCGAGTTTATACCAAAAGAAATTGAAGATGAATTTACTTGTGAAAAAACATTATATTTAAAAAGCAGAGCACAAGTTATGCTTACTATTAATTATGATATAGAAATGGGATTTGTTAACGGTTCTAGAGGTGTAATTCAAAGTATTACAAGGTCAGCTATGGACGGAAGTGTAATTGTTCATGTTAAATTTATGAATGGTGCAATTCTTCCAGTGACATCTCATTCCTTTGGAATAGAAGATGGAGATGTAAAATATGTAAGAAAGATGCTACCATTAAAACTTTGTTGGGCTACATCTATACATAAATCACAAGGTCTTACATTAGATAATATATATGTAGATTTAGGAAAAGATATATTTTGTCCAGGACAAGGGTATGTCGCTCTTTCCAGATGTAGAAATTTAAATAGTTTACATATAAAGACATTTTTACCTTCAAAGATATATCCAGATAAGAAGGCATTAGAATTTGAAAGAACATTATAAAATGA